TTAGAAACTAAATTGGCAGAATTAAATGAAAAGCTTCAAGCAACCAATGTGGAAGAACCAAGTCAGTCAGATAACGGACTGGAAGGAAATGTCTCATCAGGAGAGACTACTAATTCATAGAAAGACCTGTGAAAAGTTTCAACTTTCACCAGAACAAGTTCCAGAATGGAACTAAAAATACGGCTCGACCAGGTGCTACGTGTTTACACGTTTCACCTGGTGAGCAAACAACCGAAGGGCGTTAGGCGCATATAACTCCCTTGTTATATATATGCGCAATGACACCTTTTACCCAAAAAAACAACGACGACGATTTTAACGACGACGAAAAAACAAAAGGTAAAAGAGTCAGAAACATAAAAAAACACTAAGATGCAATCTAAACAGAAAAGAGTATTGAACCAGCTACTGGGTAGTTTAAAGGTTCAAGACAGTAAACGACTAATAGTCGTAGAAACAACTCATAACTATGAGAACGCTACAAGTATTAACTTGTACGTAGGAAACAAAACTTTCACAGGTATAGAATTACCATGGAAGAATAACCAGAGAAATATATCTCAAATACCAAGAGGAACGTATGCATGGCAAAAGATAAAACGCCAGAGCAACGGAAAAAACGCAATATGGTTAAGAGATGTACCAGATAGATCAGAGATATTAATACACCAGGGAAGATATCCACAACATTCAAAAGGATGTTTATTGATACCAGATTATGAAGAATTTCATAGGTATGTCGAAAATAAGGGATTAATTGTATTATTGTAAAAAACATAGGAATTATGGGAGCAATAGCAGCAGCGTTAGGTGCAGCCGCAAAAAGTGCGGCACCATATGTAGCACAAGGAGCATTAGCGTTAGGACAAGGATATATGGACAGACGCGCACAGGAACGTGCATTCGAACAAAACAGACAGTTTTGGTTTGAGCGATTTGAAAAAGAAGCACAGTACAATTCACCAGTACAACAAAAAGCCAGAATGATGGCAGCAGGATTAAATCCTGCATTAATGTACAAAGGAGGACAAACAGGAGGTAATGTCTCTGGAGGTTCAGCACAAGGAAAAATAGCTGAACGATATGCTTTGACAGAATTGGCAAAGATGTCAGCTGAAGTAAAAAAGATTCAAGCAGAGACAGATAATATTAATGCCGATACAGGCTTAAAAGGAGGTAAAGAAGAGTTAATTTCAGAACAACGTGCCGGTCAAATATTGCAGAATGCAATGTTGGAGATTCAAAAAGGTACGTATAACGAACGTAATATTGCAGAGATAAAGAAGTTAACAGAGGATGCTTTAAGAGCAACGTCAGAAAGACAAAAAGCTGAATCAGAAGCATTATCAGCTGCATATCAAACAGAATTAAAAAAGAAAGAAGTAGAGATCTATAAGAAAGTTCATGAGAATATGATTCGAATTGGAGCAGACCCAAATTCGAGTTGGATGAATCAGATAATTCAAATATTAACTAACTTAGGAGTGAATACTTACGATTACTTAAATTTTAATAATTAAAAAAATGGATTATTCAAAAGCAGTTGGGATGAATCCCAAGTACAACACGTTTGATCTATCACATGACAAACGTATGAGCCTTAAAATGGGCGAGATTATTCCCGTAATGGCAGTAGATGTATTACCAGGAGATAAGTTTACCATAGAGAGTTCACACTTAACACGTATGATGCCATTGCTATCACCAGTAATGCACAACGTAAAAGTAAAAATGAGGTATTTCTTTAGTCCAAACCGTTTGGTTTGGGACAATTGGGAAGATTTCATAACAGGACCAGAGTCTGCAACAGATACGGAAGAACCAGTACACCCATATTTGAGTACAAGTAGTATTCCAAGTAGTTTAGCGGATTATTTAGGTGTACAAACTGCAGCAGGAACAGTAGGACAAGCATTAAATGTAAATGCATTACCGTTTGCACATTATCAGTTTATTTGGAACGAGTATTTCCGTGACCAAAATTTACAAGCAGAAGTAGATTATAAGCTAACAGATGGTAACAACGGAAGCAATGCAGCATTGTATTCAAAACGTAAAGTAGCATGGCAACATGATCGTTTTACATCAGCATTACCGTTTACACAAAAAGGTCCAGAAGTAACACTTCCAGTAGTACAACCAGGAGGACGTATAGATCTTTCGTTTGATCCAATAGGAAATGCATCATTATTGAATAGTGCTGTTAATGGATCTCTTGCAACTAATAATACACCTTTAGCAACTAATAGTCAAGGTGAATTGATTAATGGCGGTACTGGTGGTATTAGAGCTTTGGATGTAACAGATTCTAATTATATTAATGCGGCTGACCTTAATATTGTTGCAGCAACAGTAAACGAGTTGCGTGAAGCATTTGCTATCCAAAAATGGTTAGAGCTTAATGCACGTACAGGAAACCGTTATACAGAACATATCCAAGCACACTTTGGTGTTAAACCACAAGATGCACGATTACAACGTCCAGAGGAATTTGGTGGTAGTGTATCAAATATTCAGTTTAGCGAAGTATTGCAAACAAGTGAAACAACAACTGGTGCCAACCCATCAGCGTTAGGTCAAATGGGTGGACACGGTATTACCGCATCAGGTAGCCGTAAAGCTTCATATTATGCCCAGGAGCATGGATGGATATTTGCAGTTATGTATGTAACACCGGATACAACATATTCGCAAGGTGTACCAGCGAAGTTTAATAAGGTAGATCGTTATGATTATTACCAACCATTGTTGGCACATTTAGGTGAGCAACCAGTATTAGGAAAAGAATTGTATGCAACTGGTAACAGTGCAACAGACGATAGTACATTTGGTTATTTACCAATTTATGATGAGTATCGACACGAACAGAATAGTGTACATGGTCTTATGCGTACAGATTTAGAGTATTGGCATTTAGGACGTAAGTTTAGTAGTCAGCCAGCACTAAATGCGTCATTCATTCAATGTGATCCATCAAACCGTGTGTTTGTGGAAGAAGAAAATGACGAGCAAGTAATTGCACATGTATATAA